GGCACGCCTAATGCCTTTGCCATATCTTGTTGAATTCTTTCGATAGAGTTTTCAAAGTCAAGTTGATCAAAAGATTTAGTGGAAAACTCATCAATCTTTAATCCGCCATCTAAGATTGCAGGATTTCTAGCTCCATCAAAAATAGTAGTATAAGAAGCTCTCCAAGATTCTAAAAGTCTTTCTTTAACTCTTTTTGAAAGAATATTATCAGTAGTTAAAACAAAACCTGGAAGCGCGTTATTCTTAAAGAATTGACGTTGGAATTTAATCATATAATAATATAATTCCATCAAGCTCAAAATTGGTTTAAGTTTAGATGTGCCTCTAAAAATTGATAATTCATTTTCAGCCATAACATGAATGATTTCGTAAGGCTCAAAACGAATTGATTCAGCTTTAGACGTTTGTTTTCCACGACCAAAGCCATAAAAATCATTAGCTTGTTGGTTATGAACTAAATAATTATAATGAGAAACAAAAGCACGATCATCTGGAACTACTTCAACGTCATTAGCGGGTAATAAATAGAGAGATTCACCATCATAATAGAAAAAAGCATTACCGTCTAAATGAAAATCTAAAAAGGCCCTTCTAAATAGCCTAGCACGGTCTTCAAAAGGATTAGGTTTAATGTTCATTAACTTATTTACTTTTTTCGCAGAACCACCACTAATATTTAGAGGTATCTCAGTTAACGCGTTAATTACCATTTCTACAGAGCGATGAACAACTTCAATCTCTCTATACGCCTGTTCATAATCTACAATAGTTTCGGGAGACGCAAAAGGTTCAAGAGAAGCTATAGAAGGCTGTGCAGGATTAAGCTTTTCTGCTACCCACTCTCTGAAACCGCGTCTATCATTATCTGCCATATTTTTCCCTTTGAATATCTAACCAATTTTTAATTTTAAGAGTTAAATGATTAGAGTATCGTTGACCATAAATTGCATGTAACCTCTGATGATGAGATTTACATAATGTGAATAAGTTGTGATGGTCTAAACTTTCTTTACAGTCTACTGCAAATTCTTCACGAAGGGAAGTAATTTTTTCAACAGTATCAATTTCAGTAATCTTATTACGAGTACACCAGTCATTGAATAACTGACTCACAGAATAAAGGTGATGAAGCTCTAAGTTCTCAACAGAACCACATATATAACATTCATCACGAAGTTTGTAGTCTTTCTTAATATAATCTCTTATGTATTTGATTGGAAATCTTTTTAACTCAGACATTTTTGAAGCACTTCCCAACGTTTAGTAAAATGATCTGGATGTTTGTTTAAACCTACATCCCCTTCTCCAAGATTTAATACTTTTCCAGAAATAGTAGATAAATGTGTATAGTTTTTAAGGTTTTTTATAAGGTAACTAACTAAAATATCATCTCCTCGTGTTAAATGAATGTTAGCTAATATATCAGACTTAATACTATCAAGACAAGATTGTTTTACCATAATCACAGACCCAACTAAGAAATCAACTTGTGCAGATGTGCACCAAATATCTTTAAGTTGTCTATAATGTTTTGCTTTAGAAACACCCTGCTTACCGTAGATACCTACTATGTCTTGTTGCATATCGTACATTTTTTTAATAAGTAAAGGGTGAGGTAATAAGTCATCATCTAAAATTAGTTTATACTCTTCTGGATACTCAAAACATCTAACCCAACGTTCAATACAATATTTATTTTTTGAATTATTTATCACATCAGCTTTAGGATGACTGAAAGGTTCAGTTGGGTTATTGTTAATAACAGTAATTTTAAAATTTTTAGACAAAGAGTCACAAATTGCTTTAACATTATTAGGTCTTTTATAGTTTAATAATATAATTCTAAGCATAAATTGATATGTTACTCATTTTTTGGTGTGTATATATTGCATATCTAACAGCATCGCACGGGTGAGAAGCCCAGTCATGAATAGCTTTGGGAGTTTCTGTATTAGGATTCCATTTATATGCTGCCATTGCAGAAAAAGTGTGTCTTGCCCCTTCAGTATCAAAGAAAAGTCGATCTTGTTGGATTAAGACTTGTACAGAATTAATACCGTCGTTAACAGATTTTATAGCATTCTCACAATAAATATCATAATCATAAGCAAAATCTGCTTTTACTTGTTGGGCTGCAGAATCAATGTAAATAGTGTCAATCGACCACTCATCTACTTTTTCTCCAATAGCTGCAGCTAGTTCAGAAGTGGTTGACTCTTTTGATATAAATTCATCTATAATAAAGTAGTTATCTCCATCAGTACCTATCACAACAAATACATTCTCATCACGATACCCAACGTCTAGACCTGCAATAACTTCTGAAAAACGTTCGCCTACAAAGTCTCCAATATGTTTATCCTCGTCTAAATCTAAATAAATTTGCGCTGCTGTAGTTGTCCACTCACACTCATACTCTTGTAAATAAAGAGCTTTAGTAATTGACTTTTTAGCCTCTTCTACATCGTTTTCAGACAAAAGAGGGTTAGAACGCCAAGTGTGGATAGAAGAAGCCCAATCAGGGTATTCAGGATTATTTCCTCTTAGAAAATAGTCGTAGAGATAGTTTCCTTTACCACGAGGTGTAGAAATCCACAAACATCTAGAGTCTTGAAAAGTAGAGAGAGCGGGACGCAAATCACGAGTATAATATTCTTCGTTAGGAATAATAGCCGCTTCGTCAACAATTAGTAGATTAGCAGCACGACCCACAAGAGAATCACGGTTATTAGCAGAAAGTAGTCTGAACACAGAGCCGTTTATTAATTTAATAACTTTATCTTTTTGGTTGTATCGATCAACTTCTATCTCTAAGTTTTTGATGAGATCCCCTACATAATCCCAAATAATTGACGATAGAGAAAAGTTAGGAGCAACAACCATTACTTGTTGTCCAGGCTCTAGAAGCTTTGCAAAAGCAAGAATAGCAGCAGCATAGGATTTGCCTGTACGACGAGCTGCAATATGAACACAAAAACGGGAAGAGTCTAAATTTTCTACCATCGCCCATTGTGATTCGTTAAATTGAACAGGGGTGGGGAGTTTGTCTAAGAGACGTTGAATTTTAATACGAAAAAATTTATCACTCATCTAGGAAATACATTAATAATCATTGTGGCAACAGTAATTAAAGTCACTGCAAGGCCGCCCATCCATAAAAGAGTCTTAAGGGAAGCGCGACCTGTAGTAGCTAACTCACCAATTTGCTCTATCTCTTTATCCATTTTACACATTTGTGTTTCCATGCGTTCAAACATTTTAACAATGTGTAGATAACGTTCTTCACAAACAGCCTCATGTGACTGAATCTCTGCTTTATTATTCTGAGAACGCTCATGAAGTCGCTCAATCTCAATTTGTATTTGGTCTAGTTCACGACTATCAGTCATTATATCACCTTAAATTTTAATTATGTAATTCACTACTTCTGTTGGTAGTGTAGTATTTACTGAGAAATTATTTACAGTTAAAGAAGGGACTGTTAGTGCAGGAATAGATAGTCCTGGAACAGATAAGGCTGGGATAGATAATCCAGGAACTGAATGAGTATGGTTATTAACTGTTAGTGAAGGTATTCCGTGTTGGTGATTGTTAACTGTTAAAGATGGAACGGTCAAAGCAGGAATAGATAAACCTGGGACAGATAGAGCAGGAACAGATAAAGCAGGAATAGATAATCCAGGAACTGAATGAGTATGGTTTGCTTGGTTTACCGCTGTTACAAGACTGACCTGCGTAGTATCTTTAGTACCTGCAGCAAGAGTTCGGTTGACTGTATAGTTAGTTAAGGTTAAATCTCCAGAACCGTCGGCACCAGTGTTACCAGTACCAGTAGTACCAGTACCTGTATTTGATGTACCTGTGTTTGCTGTACCTGTAGTACCAGTACCTGTATTTGAGGCAGCAGTTGTAGAGGTAGCATTAGCTGTGTCTGAAGCAGCAGTTGTAGCTGTAGAGTTTCCAGAAGTTCCGGCACCAGTAGTACCAGTACCTGTATTGTCTGTACCTGTAGTACCAGTACCGGTGTTTGAAGCAGCTGTTGTAACACCTGATTTAGTAGCTGAAGCTAAGACACTGCTTGCAGCAGCAGAGCCTGTAGTAGTGCCAAGAGTGCCGTTGTTAGCTCCTTTGCCTAGAGGAACTTTATCTCTTAGATCAGGAACATTAAAAGTTGAAGAACCGTCGCCAACGCCATAACCAGTACCAATTACAGCAAATAAACGGGCATAAGTTGAGCGAGAAACAGCAGAGTCATCACAAAGAAGCCATCCGGTAGGAGCAGAAGCCGCACCATAGCCAACAATTGTACCTGAAGGAATGATTTCGGCACCACCACCTGTTGAACCGTCATGGATTCTTATATTATTTGTATCTGTGTCTAGAGAAATCTCTCCAACAAGTCCTGTATAAGAGTTGTTTTGAGCAGTCGTTCCTCGTCTAAATTGTAGCTGTGTAGCCATTAGTTACTCCTTATGAAAATGCACCTAGATCAAATTTGCCTGTAATTGAAAATGTGTTTGAATCGTTAGTCCCAATAGATACATTACCTTTAAATTGAGACTCAACTCCTTCAGTTTTGTCTATAGTTAAATATTCTAAACCATTAGATATAAGAGATACAGCAGGATCTATAATAGAAACTGCTGAGTCATTCTGCCCAATTGAGTTTGAACTTAGTCCGTTAAAAGTACTTGCTGTAATTGTGCCTACAACAATATTACCTGTAGTTGAACCGTCGCCTACAGTTACAGTAGCGTTAGCTAGAACTTCGAATTTTGAGCGGGCATCAATGCCTAACCCGCCGCTAAATGGTGAAACTTTTGTGCTCATGTCTACCTTTCTATCATACTTTTAACCAGTGGTCAAATTAATTATGAGAATGCTCCACAGTCTAGTATGCCTACAATAGTAACTGTATTAGAAGCGTTTGTTCCTATTACTACATTACCATCAATATCTACTTCACGAATAAAATTAACGTCCCCATTAGAGTCTGCTGTTACAGCTTTTGAAGCAGCTACAGTTCCTAAAGTAAGACCATCAAGATATCCAAGTTCTGTTGGGGTAACTCCGCTCGATGCAGCTATTTTACCAGAGCCGTTAGTAATCATAACTCGATCAGCTGTTAAATCACCCGTAAGAACAG